TCGACCTCGACTACAAGGAGCCATTGCGTATAGCACTGGATGCCAATGCTGACATCAACTGCTTCGTAGTTGGGCAGACGCGCAACTATCAAGGCAGGGAGGCTGTAATGATTCTAAAAGAGTTCTTCGTGCAGGGAGGTGTCAGGCTTCGCGGACTCTCGAAAATGTTTGCCAAGTATTATAAGCCATTCCTGCAGCGTGGCTGCAAGGAAGTAATCTTCTACGTGGGAAGCAGCATCAAGCAGGGCAACCAGTGGGCCTATGCCGTGGAGAATGGTGAGGATTCCCGCTTTGACAAGGTGGTTGAGCGTGAACTGACCGATGCCGGTTTCACGGTGACAAGGGCAGAGTTTACGTCATGGCGTCAGGAACGCAAGTATCAGTTTGTCAATGACTGCCTCTCGTTCCAGGCATCGCCAGCCATCTTTATCAACCGTGAGGCAGAACGCTGCGAATACCTGATGGCAGCACTTGAAAATGCCGCCATCGTTCCCGGAACTTTTAAGAAGATGAAGGCTACGGAGAAATACAAAAGTACCGACCCGGATTCCGTCGGAGGCGATCCTCGTAGCCGTACAACAATCACCGACGCTTTTGATGACCTTATTATAGGTATTCACGAATGTGCCGAGACAAAGACGAAGATTGGAGGTAGTCTGATAGGCAGGTTCAATAACTTGGTGATACCAAGAAAGTAAATGCCCTTGACTTAGGTGAGTGCGTACATTATCTTGCTCGTAAAATTAAACGTTTGATTTTATGAGCAAGAAGAAGAAGGAGTCTATACCCGTTCACCATCCGAAGACGGAGAGTGATTTCAAGAAACTCAATCGCGAGTTGAACAGAAGGGGTTATGTTGCCATCGACGTGCTGAAGCCAGGAAAGGTGCGCGACGTCACGCTGGCAGTGTCCGACACGGCTAACGTGGACGCACAGGACATGGCGGTAGGGATGGGCTGTGGCACTTGGTCGAACGGCCCGCTGGCAAAGGTTGCGTGGAGTTTCGACAGCCGCGACAATGCCGTACAGAGTGTGCCAGGAGCTGACGGCAAGCCGATGGGACTGGGCTATGTGAAGTGGGGCTCTGGCAACAATATACCGAGCGTTATCCCACCACTGGCTATGTCTTCCCCCTATACGGCTGCGCCCTTGCGCTATATTGCTGACCTCACGGCAGGACTTGGCCCGAGACTGATGTACCGACTGGGCACGGTGACGAAGGACAATAATGTCTACACGGAGTATATCAACTTCGAGGATGCAGGATTGCTGCTGAAGAAAATCGTGCGTGACATGGAGACTGGGCGAAAAGCAGCAAACCCGCTTGAAGGCTTTGAGGATTCTATCACAAAGGTATTGGGGGCAGAGGGTGCGATTGACACCGGCTCAACATTACCAGATACGCTGGACGAAGCACGCGAGGCGTTGAAGTCATGGGAGAACACCTGGTACGGTATAGACATCAAGGACGAGAACGACGATACCACCCATATCCCAGGAGCAAAGGAGTTCATGGATGAGAACAACTTGAACCTGCATATCGCACAGTGTGAGCAGGACGACGTGATGCTCGACATGTATTTCCCCACCATCGGACTGCAGCGTGGCCGTCGCGGTCCTTGGGATCCAAAGATTGTACAGGTGGATATGCTTCCTGCCCATTCGGTCAGACTGGAGAAGATGAACGAGTATCGCCATATCAACCACGTGTATTTCAGCGACCAGTGGCGTACACTCGGACAGGGTAACAACCGCACGGTGGATGCCGAATCACAGAAGATTGTCATGTACCCTGCAGCTATGCCGCAGCATACGCTCAGCGACCTGCGTTATATCATTGAAAGCAATCAGCGTACCCGTATCAAAGACCGTCCGACATGGATTGTATGCCCGACGTTCTACCCCAGCGGACAGAAGCCTTATTACCCGCAGCCTGCATGGTGGAGTGTGTTTACCAGCAAAGCATTCGACTTTGCCGCCACCATTCTGTACGACAAGTATAAGGCCCGTGAGAACTCGACGTCATGGGGCAAGATTATCTATATCTCACTGGACTACCTGAATATGATCTTCGCCGATGAAGGCATGGCTGGCAACAAGGATGCACAAGACAAGTACATCGACGAACTGGACAATAATGTGGAGAACTTCCTGCAGCAGCGTGAGAACAACGGTAAGATGATGCGCCAGTTCAAGTGGGAAGGGAAGGATGGTAAGCCCCACTATAACGTAGAGATTGTGGACGTGGCACAGACCAAGACCGACTCAGTGAAGGCCGGAAAGGAGGAACTGGAGCTTTCTACTTCGCCCATCTTCTTAGCTTTGCAGGTAGACCCCCGTTTGGTGGGTGTACCTATGGTGGCAGCATCGAACGGTGGTACGGCCTTGCGTGAGATGCATCTGTTGAAGCAGTTGCAGCTGAACCCGAAGCAGCAGCTGTATCTGCATTTCCTGAACATCGTCCCGAAGTTTAACAAGTGGGATTCGCACGCTGAGTTTATCATCAAGCAGCAGACCCTCACAACACTTGACAACAGTAAGACGGGTACAAAAGATACTATCGCCGGTGGCGAAGCATAGTTTCAACTTTCAAGTTTAAGCGCATGAAATCATTAAAGAACATATTCCACAAGAAGCAGAAGCAGGAGCCGAAGCCGCTGAGAGTAGAGGACGTTGCCCCTGCACCCATGACACCGGAGCCTGACGATGCAGAGCTGGCAGCAATGGCGCTGCTGGAGAAGATGGCAGAAATAAAGGGTGTGAGTAGAAACAACGGTACCACGGAATCGGTGGATAACGGCAACAAGAAGGACGCCCCCCACGATGCCGCCTACTACAAGCAGCTGGCGGAGCGCATCCGCAAGGCGCACGAATCGGCCAACCTGCGTACACAGCGTTTCCTCGCCTTCTGCGAACAGGAGTTGAATAAGCACGACCTGCCCAAGGAAGGCCCTGGGTCTTTAGGACTTCTGGAAGCTGAACTATATAAGCGACTCGACGTGATAGAACGTCACGGCGGGGAGTTGAAACGCCGTTGGCAGCATTGCCTGGCAACGGTGACGGTAAGGCTGATGGACAAGATGCCACCAGTCAGCACAGACGAAGACGAGTAAGACTATGGCACTGATTTCGGAAGTACAGGAGAAGGGCTGGGCCAGCGACAAGTATGGCGACAAGGTGAAACGCTGGGAATGGGACTGGCGCGATGAACGCATCATGTCGTGGATCAACAACTTCGAGCGCATCAGCCGTGAGAACACCGAGGAGAACGTGGAGCGACTGAATGCCGTGCGCACAGGAGCCATGAAGCGCTCGCTGTGGTGGAAGACATGGGCGACGAGCGGTGGCGACACGCAGGTGTTTGCCGCCAAGTACCTGTACTATTCGAGGTTCGTAGAACTGGCCGTAGGAAAGAACGACCCCTACAATGGTCCTGTGCCCAACATCCCGCATCCCTATTGGCAGCCAATCCCCGTACCGAAGCGAAGTCGAAAGGGTAAGCCATTCGTGGTGACGGAGATGCGCACGCAGGCCGCCAAGTTCGCATCGATGGCCCGTAGGGAGTTCTCCTTTGCCGGAACCATGTTCATGGTTTACGCTATGGGCGACAATCAGGATGCCCACGATGCCGTGAACCGCGCCCTCTTCAGACGGCAGCGTCGCGGCAGATTTGACAGATAACCATCATTAGAAACCAACACAGAATACAAGATATATGGCAACACGTCACGAACTTATCCACATTGACTTTGTGGCCAACGCCGGTAAGGCGAACCCAGTAATGAAATCGCTGCAGGTAGCGTGCGATGACGCCCGCGTAGCCAAGGAAAAGCTCGACAAGGAGCTGGCTAACGCCAAGGCTGCCGGAGCGCCTGCAAAGGTCATTGCCGACATCGAGGGCAGACTGAAAGCGCAGACCAAGACCTGGGAGGCTTTGCAGAAAGGCATGCGCGAATACACCAAGGGTATCGACACGCTGTCGAAGGGTATTAAGGAGTTCAACCAAGGTACGCTTGACCAGATGTCGGCCAAGTTCAACAAGTCTGTCTATAACGCTGCAAAGCTCGTGCAGAGCACGGTGGAGACAGGTAGCAAATACTGGAACCAGTTGCAGCGCCTGATGGATGCCACCGACCGCAACGTGACCCGTGCCAAGGAGGATATCGTGACCATGATGCAGTCGCTGAAGGACGGCAGTTCCGTCAGCACCGTACAGTTGACCCGTGCCAAGGAGGTGCTGGAAGACCTGTCGCGTCTGGCTGTCTACAATAGCGAGGAGTGGCGCAACCTGAAAGCACAGATGAATGAGGTGGCACAGGCCGTGGATATGGTGGCTGCTACCGAACGTAGTCTAAAAGGCGAGATAGCCTCTGAGCAGGATGCACTCAGACTGTCGAACGCACTGACGCAGGAGAGCATTAACCTGCGCCATGCCGACGGCGAGGCTGCCATGCAGGCTGCCAAGAAGGAGCGCGAGGGCATAGAGTCCACGATGAAAGGCTTGAGCGACAAGAAGGCCCAGCGCAGCAAGGAACTCGACGACATACGCGACGAGATAGAGCTGCAGGAGCATCTGGACGAGGTGATTAAGAAGCGCGACCAGAAGATAGCCGACGCCCGCAGCACCAAGCAGGATGCCGAGCAGAAACGCGACGAGGCAGACCGCACCATCAAGGCATACGACGAACAGAAGGCCAAGGTGGGCGAACTGAAAAAGCAGGTGGATGAGCTGACGAAGGAGCAAGGCAAGGAAGCCAAAGCCGCTGAGAAAGCCGCTGAGAAAGCCGAGAAACATGCCGAGGCGGTAGGCAAGCAGCAGGAGAAGGTGAGCGGTCTTGAGAAGGAGGTCGAGAAACTGGAGCAGGATCTTGACACCCTGAGCAAACAGCCCGTCAAGCCGACTGTGGATACCAGCGGTGTGGACGATGCCAAGAAGAAGATCAACCAGGAGCCTATTAAGCCGAAGGTGGATGACTCGGAGGTCAAGGCACTGGAAGCCCGTCTGAAAGCCATTCAGGATGCCATTGCCGAGAAGCGTCAGCAGATAGAGGCCGAGAGCAAGAAGGGTGCTGGCAGCATCAGCCAGTGGGAGGAAACCCTGAAGCGCGTGCAGGGCAGCAAGGATGGCCGTCTGACAGCAATGGGGCTGGGCGACGACAAAAAGCAGATGGACGACATGCTCGACGTTGCCAACCGCTTCTACGAGATTATCAAGAAGGTGAAGGGCGCGACGGAGGATAAGTTCTTCGCCACCCCTGCTGTTGAACCCGTTAAACAACTGGCGGAATACTACCAAATAACTGAGGAAGAAGCCCGCAAACTGGTAAAGACGCTGGAGCGTAGCGATGTGGTGCAGAAGAAATTCGCCAACATGCGCTATGACGATATAACGGGCTTTATGACCATCCAGAAGAGTCAGGGCACCGACGACCAGCAGATACGCATCGAGGCCGCTCAGTCCTATCTGGAAAAGGCCCGTGAGCACGAAGCCGGACAGACGGAGAAAGTAAATAAGCTGAAAGGCGAACTGAACGATCTGGAACAGAAGGAAGCTGAACAGAAAGAAAAGATTGCCACCGCTTCTGAGAAAGCCGCACAGGCTGCCGAGCAGCAGAACGAGGCCACCGATAAAAAGGTGAAGCTCTCGAAGAAGGAACAGCAGGAGGTAGAGAAGCTCACACAGGATAATGCCGCACTGACCAGCACCATCGAGGCGCTGAAGAAACAGCGTGACGCCCTGACCGCCTCTGATGAAAAGGGAGCCGAAGCCGCCAAGAATGGTGCCGAAGCCGCCAAGGAAGAGGCACAGGCCATGAAGATGACGGCAGAGGAAGCCAAGGCTGCATTGGAAGAAATGCGAAAGATGTCAACCCTCAAACTGAAGGGTGACACAGGTCTGGAGGCTTCTAACATAGAGCAGGCCCAGCAATACCTGATGGGTAGAATCAAGGCCATCAACCCAAGCGGTGTCGGTGGCGGACGTTTTACGCTGCAGGGCAAAAATCAGATTAAGGACCTGATAGATGCTTTCAAGAAGGACTACGGTATCGGTAGCGATAAGGAGGCTCGCGAAATCGTAAACCGCCTCGTTACCGGCAAGAACGGTGGATTGATTCAGAGGGGCGTTTATGACAAGGAGTTCGGTGCCCTTCAAGTTACCGTTGATCCGGAGGCGTTGAAGCAGCGCGGTGCCCGTATGCTGGAGCTTACCAACATCTCGAAGGGTGTTACCGCTGCCACCAAGGAGCAGACTGCTGCCGACCAGGCACAGGAGGAAGAGGTGAAACGCTTGCGTGAGGCATACCGTCAGGAAGACGAGACCCTCAGAAAGCGTAAGGAGGAATACCAGAAGCGTCTCGACAAGGCCAACGCCATAGGTGGCCCTGAAGAGAAGGACGGCAAGCGCACTGCCAGAGGTCAGGCACTTGACGATGCCGAGACATACCGTCAGCGCTATGTGGTGAAGCAGGAGGAGCGCACCAAGGCTGCATGGGAGGAATACCAGGCTGTGAAGAGCGGCACGCAGGCTACCGAGGCGAATACCAAGGCGAAGAAAGATAATGTCAGCGTTGACCAGCAGAAAAAGCAAATCGACGAACAGATAGCCGCTCTGGAGCAGCAGAAGGCCGGCAACACCGAACGCCTCACACAGTTGCAGGAGAAGGGTGCCAAGGCCGCCAAGAAAAATGCCGAAGCCACTCAGGAGCAGACGCAGGCCGTGAAGGAGTCTGCCGATGCCGAGATGACGATGGAGCAGCTGCTGAAGCGCCGAGAGGATTTGGATAGCAAACTCGCTGCCAAGAAGGAACAGTTGAGAAAGGCCCAGGAGGAACTGGAGAAGATGACGAAGAGCGAGACGGCTGCTGAGAAAGAGCAGTCGGACGTGACCGCACGCCTCACTCAGAAGCAGGCCGAGTATAACGAGGAACTGCAGAAGATGGGCCCGATGAAGGAAGCCCGCGACCAGGCCACGAAAGACCGCAGAAATGCCCAGCGCGTCATCAACCGCAGCGACGAGACCATCAACACCACCATGCGCGAGGTTCTTCCTGAACGTAAGTCGGAGGAAGAAATGACGCAGATGCGCAAGAAGGCCGAGAGTCTGAAAAAGGAGATAGGTGAATTGACGCAGGAGTTTGACCAGAACGCACAGGCCATCACCAACCTGAATCGTAAGGAGACCGAAGCCGCCATTGAGATGGCACAGTCGGAGAACGTCAGCATCGAGAAGGTGAAGCAGGCCATCGAACTGTTGAAAAAGAAGATAGAGACCGAGGCTACCGATGCAAAGACCATGCAGGAGCGTGGCGACGCCATTAACCGACTGAGCGAGCGACTGACTCAGATGAATGCCGAGGTTGCCAAGCTGTCGCAACCCATAGCCGACCGCCTGAAGGTGGACGACTTGGGTACGCTGAGCGAGACCGAGATACGACAGGGCATTGAAGCCGCCAAGCAACTCATCCAGACCTATAAGAGCGGAAGCGACGAAGCCAACCAACTGGCCGAGCGCATCGTTAAGGCCGAGAAGCACCTGAAGGATACTGGTATCGAGGCAGCGCGCACAGCGCAAAAACAGGCAGAAGCCCAGCAGTTGTTGGCCGAGAAGCATAAGCAGATGCAGGACCGCATGTCGGCACTCAACCGTCTGTCGAAGGAGGGGCTGACTGAAACACAGCGTTATTGGCAGGCACAGATGGACGGTGCCACCCGTGGAAGCCGTGCCTTCAAGGAAGCAGAACGCAACCTGAAACG